GGGAAAGAGGAAGCACTGAAGATGGGTGCTGGAAATGGTGGTCAGCTGAACCCGACGTGGGTCGAGTGGCTCATGGGGTTCCCTCTAGGGTGGACCGACTTAAAGGACTCGGCAACGCCGTAGTACCGCAGTGTGCCGAATGGATCGGCAGACATATACACCAGTTGGGATAAGCCCCAACCTTATCCCAACTACTAACGAGGAGGGAGTATGAGCGACGAGGCAGTCTATCTGATGGAGCTGAAAGATCCGTTTCCGCTCGAGACGGTCAAGTACCGGCAAGGCCCACAGGGGAAACAACTTGCCTATATTGATGCACGGGATGTAGCAGACAGGCTGGATGAGGTTGTCGGCCAGGCATCCTGGCAGAACCGATACACATGCGTCAACGGCGTAACCGTCTGCGAGATAGGCATCAAGACGGACGGGGAGTGGACATGGAAAAGTGACGGCGCACCTGAGACAACCATAGAGGCAGAGAAGGGGGCGCTGTCTGACGCATTCAAGAGGGCCGGGGTCAAGTGGGGCATAGCCCGATACCTGTACGACGAGGCACCACCGCCCCCACAGGAAAGCGCACAACCACAGCCACAGCCACAGCCCCAGACCTCGGATGCGGCGACAGAAGCGCAGATGCGATTCCTGTCGAAGCTCCTGTCGAATATGTCAGACGTGGAGCGAAGCAAGTTCATGGCCGGCCTGGGGCCAAGCCCCGCCAAGAAAGACGTATCAGACGCCATAGACAGACTCAAGGCACGGGGCTAGGCTCACCCCGATGCCGGCCCCAGCTGCCCTAATACGGGGATTAGGGTGGCAGGGGCATCACCAAAAAGGGTTCCGACGTGACAATCAGAGACGAGAAACGGGCTATGGGGATGGTGATACGGATGCTCCTGGACCACATTCCATTCTCCGTAACCTACGGCGAGGGCGTGGTTTATTTAGACGACCACACCAAAGACAAGGGAGGGACAGATGAAAAGCAGGCCAGGTAAGGGGCATGTCATCACCGTCAGAGACGGCGACGACGACAAGACAGTCTCAGAATTTATGGCGTTCTGCAAGTCAGAGCACCTGATTATGTCCTCTATTCTGAGGGAACACATGAGGAAGTTCATGGAGGACCACTACGAAAGGGAACAGATACTTGAAAAGGCAAAGCTGGTGCCCGTATTCGCTGACTACGGCGGCGACCGCATTAAGGCCCACTTCGCTGCGGGAGCCGAGGACTTGAGAGAGATCGATAAGAATGAGACGCAATAAGCGATTCGTCCAGGACGCATGGTACAGAGAGAAGGTGCTGGCACCAGAGCGTGACACCTGTGACATCTGCGACACCGTGTTCAGGCGGGGCGACAGGATAGAGGGTCACCACACCTTTGGGCGCAGCTGGAAGAAAGCCGGCAAGGGTCAGGAGACGATACACGTAGATTTCAGGATGATAAAGGTCCACCACGGGTGCCACGCCAAGGCTCACGCAGGGACTAACACCGACCAGGCTACCATAGAGACACTCCTGGAAATCGTGGGCGACTGTGCCCTGTCCGACCACCTCGAGATGGGGGGGTATGTACACACTGAAGATTGAGTTGGCGGGGAAATTGCCCAAGATGAACACCAGCCACACGCGAGGCAGGCACTGGAGCGTGGGGCACAGAGAGGCGAAATACTGGGTTGACCGGCTGTGGGTGGAGATACAGGGGAGGAAGCCGAAGCGTCCCTTAAAACGGGCGAGAGGCACCTTCACAAGGCACTCGTCCAGAGAACCCGACTACGAGAACCTGGCATACTCCTTCAAGGAGATCGTGGATGCGCTGGTCAAGCTTGATGTCCTCGAGGATGACGCACCCAAAAATCTGGAACGGATGTATCGGTGGGAGAAAGGCAGGGGAGGAGACGGCAAGGTAACCATACACCTGGAGGAACTATGCACATAACGAAAGAGGAATATCTTCTCGCAAGGGGAGAGCTGGACGGCTTGCACAAGATATACCGGTTCGAGTATACCGAACGCCCAGGCCCAATACCCGAGGAGGCGGTGAAGGAACAACGCAGGCTGGGAGATATTTGCAGGGCTTACGCCGAATCACAGTGGATGGAAGTCCCCTATCAAACCAAGGCATGGTGTTATGACCTGCTCGAGAAGGCCCAGACTTCAAAAGAATATCTGGAGGCCGTGATGGGGTGGAAGATCAGAAGTAAGCTTTGACTTTGACCGGATATTTTCCTATCTTGGTTTTGTTGGAACCCACGGAGAGAGAAAGCAAGGTCTTTTTTATGTCTACTGCCCTAGCCGAGCGTCCCTGTTTTCCCTTCTCCGGGTGACCGTTTTAGTGGGTTCTAAAACAAATCGGCTAGGGCCTTTGTATTGTATATCCAAAGGTGCTTTGCGGGGAGAGAGGGTGCCTTTGGCGTGGGGGTAAGCTTGGGGAGTTTACCCCCTGAGTGTCTTCGACGCCTCTTTTTGCGAAGACATCAGGGGGGTGATGGCGAACGCCGTTGTCACCCCCCCACTATTGTCCTTCAAGTGAGCAAAATGAACTGACCCGCCGAACATCGTGAAGATGGAAAAACGTGGACGTGCGGCCACCCACGATAAACCACGCCGCTGACGTTGAGCTTCCGACTACCGACTGGCTCCAAGGGTCATCGGTACGTGCAACAGCAGTCGACGGACGCTGACTTAAAATATTGCGTGGTTTGGGGGGACTAGGTTTTATAGAGGAGGGTGTATGACCTTAGACGATTTTAAATCTATAAAAGTCTTATAATGAATAACTTTAATAATTTCGTACGTCAGGAGATGAAAATTAAATTCGGCAATGTACTACTGAAAGCGGTAGATGCTGGTGCTATTGATGACGAGACCTGGCAGCAGGCATATAAGTGGGCAGGGGAGGCTACGCCAGAGGAGATATCTAAGAAAGCTCAGAAGTGGACCAAGTATCTGGAGGAACTTAACGGACCACCCCCTGAGATAGACTTGCCACGGGATAAGTTTATCCAGGCATGGAGGGAAACAGCAGAGGATGAAACTCTCATGATGGATGAACTGCTGGGAAGGATCTACGACTCAATCAATTCAAAGTGAGGCAGGTCATCGAAGTTGTTGTCTCTGACCTTCCAGTCCCTGTTCCAATCACCACCCCACCGCAACACCACATCGTGTGACGATGCTACTCCCATCACGTAGCCCGCGAAATAATTAAATCGCTCCCTGTCAGACCAGTCAATAGGGTACGGCACAACATCCACCGCCAGGCTCGGATGGTGGTTATGCTGGGAGTCAGGCCACCGTACGTGTGACCGCCCGGTCCTGAAAAGTTCGTTCTGTGCATCCTCATTGCGGTAGCCACAGATCACGGCACAGTCATATATGCGAATTACATCATTGAGGACGATCTGTATTCTCTCGTCGCACTCCGACAGCATACGCAGGGAGCGCGTCCCGAATGTAGGCATCAATACACCTCCTGTCGTTTCTGAACATATTTTTGTAACGGCTGGAGGATGGATGTCGTCACCGCCGCCAGCAGCATATAGACTGAAAACTCCCCGGCGGCATATGCGCTCGGCACCCAGATAGCATTGCTAATCAGATTGCTCAGAATCGTATGCCGTGTCATCGACGCAACATGTTTCATCCCCACCGTATCAACGACACCTTTTTTCTTTTTCCCGTGAATACGAATCTGCTTCTCTGCGCGGACACGGTCTCCCGTTGAGGAAATCGTCCGCAGGTTACCCTGAAGCCTATCACAAAGTTCCTGTAATTCCTCAACTTTTTTGACGAGCGCTTCCCGCTTCCACGCGGATGGAGGGATCTGACCCATGTCGCCGTAGTTCATTTCTCATCCTTGTTCCCTCCAGCCCTTATGGCCTTCCACAGGCTCTTTGGTATATAGGTCCAGCCGCGCTTGACACGCTCCGAAGCTTCAAACTCCCGCACCCTGCGGATTTCTCCTGTCGAGACATTTTTTATGGTCTTCATTTTGTTCGCGCATAATCTTTCAGGGCACTGCTTGCCGTCTCCGTAACTTTTTCAATCGACCGGCCAGCCACATATCCACCCAGGCCGATCTTGATCAGGCTCATCAGCTCCACCTCTACCGCCTCCGGCACCGCCACTGTCAGACCGAACCAGCGCATACATACAATGCCGACAAACGTCAGCATCGTGACGGGTCGCCAGCTCCGCTGTATCCAGCTTTTCCCACCCGCCTCGGCCATGATGATATTGGCCTGGGCCTCGTTCAAACTTTTCTGGTACTCCAGCACGTCCGACATCACGTTGCCCTGCAACTCCGCAAAGGCGTTCTTCAGCGACAGCTTTTCCTCATCTGACGTATGCAGCTCGTCAACGATGCCGCCTGCCGCCTTGAAGAGTCCTGTGATGCCGCCCAGCCCAATCATCCAGCCGCCTTGCGGACTTTTGCGACATCGCGGTTGATTCTTTTAAGCAGCTTCGCCCCGCCGCCGGCCATCGCTGATCCGCCGATGACACAGTCCAGATACCCGCCGACCTGCAGCACCGATGCATTGCCGCTGATTGCCTCTATCAGCCGCACATCGAATACCAGACAGATGACGATGCCGAGGCCAAGCATAGCCTCGTCCCACCATCCGGAATTATGCAGTGCGCCTCTTACGTTCTCAGCAGCAAAAGTCACAACGCTACTTAAAATCGTGAACTGGATGATCGTCTCTATAGCTGCTTCCAATCCCATACCGTCCTCCTATTCCTTCACCCACGGCTCTCGCTTACCGCCGTCATACAACCGAGCGTGATCTTCGCGCACCAGCAACTCGCATATATCGATGCGCTCGTCATCTGTTATGGCGTAAGGCGTTGCCAGTACGCGACCGAATTTGCCTTTGCCATACGATTGAAATTCAATAGCGTCAGCCGACTCCAGTATCTCCGTCAGCCTTGCCTTTGCGGCAAGGCCCAGAACTTTTTCGGCTTTATTGCGCGTCCGCGATTCCGGGGTATTGATTCCCGAGAAACGAAGCCTCAGCTTCAGGCTTACATCGAACCCGAGGTCAGCGCGGACATCTATCGTGTCCCCGTCTATCACGCGCAGAAGCTCTGCCCGATAGTAGTAGGGCGTCAGGGCTTTTTGTTTGGCGATGGCTCTTTCTCCGGTTCGGCCAGAAGCTCGTTGTAGGCATTCAACTGCCCGATCATATTCTGCGCCTGTGGGTTCGCCTGTATAAGCTGTTGGCTGATCTGGTTGAGTGCGGCCTGTAGTTCGTCGATCTTGGTGGTGATCTCATTCTGTGTCATTATGCTGCCTCCAGTGCCTCAACCCGTGCCATCAACTCCTGAACAACCCTGCCCATTATCGGCCCCTCTACGATAGACGACTTCACCCATTTGAATCTCACTGTCTCGCTGTCGCCCTCTGGCGACTCTGGCACCAGCGCAGGAAAAATTCTTTCTACGTCCTGCGCCACAAGACCGAGACGGAACTCTGCTAAATTACCCTTCGCTGCGATGTCCGACTTCATCTTATACTTCTTGTATCTCAATGCTTTAAAATCGTTCCAATAGGAGCGGGCATCGACAATCGTAGTCTCGTCTTTGTATTTCAAATCCGAGATCGTGCCGTAGGTGCCGTCGTGGTTTGCAATATCACCGTCAGTGTAGATGTCGATTCGTGTTGTCGTAGCATCATCACCTTTGAAAAATGTGTTGGAGGTGTCATCTGGAGACGCCCCATCAAGATGGCAGTAAATACCGTTTGGACCGGTACCTGCTGAATTTGTAAGATTCAACACTCGGTTATTATTTGAACTGATTGTTACATTAAAGCCTGTATTAGCTGTCATAGTTGCCCGTTTCGAGCCGCCCAAGATAAAGCCAGTTCTGCTCGATTCGGGATCAGTGTGGGGTTCGTCAGCGAGGCAGCCTCGTTTACGACAGCAGGGCCTGCGGCATCGGCTCCTGTAATATTCCCCGTCATTACCAGAGTAGTTGAAATGGTAGCACCCCCGGTGACTGCGAGGGTGGAACCGTCAAAATTCAGGTTCGCCTCACCCAGCATCGCGTTCGCGCCAGTCACCGTGACGAGGTTATTGTTCGTGCTCCCCGACAGGGACGCGGCGGTACCAGTGGCAACAGCCACGCCGCCTACCTGCAAAGCCCCGGTAGATACATTTATCACCCCTGAGGAGTGAGTGATAACGACATTGCCACTATCAAAGTCGAGGATTGCGCCTGAGTCGAGGAACAGGTCTGACCAGTTCAACGCAGTCGTCCCTAAAGACATTCCATCCGTAGTATTTGGCGAAAGGCTTCCCTTCTTCATCCGCATAACGGCAGCGGCTGTCTCTCCTATTGCGGCTGCGAATACAATGTCAGTCGTGTTCACTGTTGACGAGAACGTGGCGTCGGCTTCTGCCCAGATGCTGGCACCTACCAAAATAGCATCCGTGCCGGCAGAGTCGAGCGGTGCCTGAAAGTCAATCCTTCCCAAGATACCACCGTCTACGTTCGTCAGTTCTCCTGTAGCCAGAGTAAGTGACCCCGGTCCTGCGGCTGTAGCCCCTTGGATTATCTGCTTATTCGCAGACTCATCCCACAAAGAGAAGGCTCCCGCCGAAGCACCGAAGAACTTTACATCGACACCAGTGTCGTCAACGCCAGCCGTGAGCGTCCCGGTCATCGTCGTTGCCCCAGAAAATGTCTTGGCACCACTGACAGTCTGCGCCTCATCCATCGTCACGATGCCGTCGCTGCCGGACGAGTCCACATTAGCCTTGTCGATCTGGCCGTTTACCAGCGTAGCAATAGTGGTCGGATTGGAATTCCACTGCGTCTGTGTAGGCGTCTGGCCGGCAACAAATGTATACGGTAGTGTTATGGCTCCCATACTACTGTTCCCCCAGCAGTTTAGATTTTGCCGCTCGAGCGGCATCACGTTCAGCATATATCCTGGCCCGCTTGCGTCCTTCGATATCCAGCGTCATAGGTTTGATACCCGCAAGCTCGGATAAAGCCAGCTCAAAGCCTTGCCCCCTCTGAACTTTTTCTATCGGCCTGGTAATAAAACGAGAAACAGGAGGAAGCAATACCTCAGCAGCATATCGCGTTTTCCTGGATAATCCCGTAAGTGGATCAGGATCTCCGGCTCTTGTTTCGATAGGACGATCAAGAAAATATGAGTAGCCTTTTTCCCCCGCCATCAATTCATAGGGTAACCTGAATGCGGGGCTGAGGCTTGACATAACGTCCTTGTAGGTCATTTTGTTCAGGTCTTGAAATGGTAAGTTGGGATTCAGGTATATTGCCTTTCCCTCTCTCTTTATCGGAAGACGTGTCGCATACATATCTTCATAGTAGTCTGGAGTATGCACCTCTTCAAAGTCTGCCGACATCTGCTCCAGGTTATTCTTGATCTTCGGAATCGCCATATACCATAGCCCCTTCTTTCCAAACATTTCCTTTGTAAACATAGACTCGATCTGGAGAGGTATGTTTTTCCTCATCCAAGTATAGAAGGGGATGATACTCTTCATTACATCACGCTCAAAAGGTGTCAGGTCTTCATAGTCGAAGAGATACTTCTTTACGCTGTCAGCAGCCTGCATCTCTGCGAACAGCTCATCCTTACTGATAGGGGGCCGTCTGATCCTGCTGGCAATGAAGGTCTTTCTATATGCTTGAAGCTTCCGATCTTCTGACTTGGTCATCTTCCTTGTAAGACCTTTTTTCTTATTCCAGATTTTCTCCTTGATGCCTAAGAAATGGGCAATCCTTGCGTTGTCCTCTACGGTCTCACCAAACTGCCTGTTTGCCATCATAGGGCGGCTTCCAAGAACCTTCCCAGGTATGCCAGGAATAGAACCTGTTGGCCTGCCCGTTACAGATGTTCCTATTTCTACACCGATCTGCCCACGGCCCACAACACCATAGCCGCGCATCCTGTTAAACAACTCTATATCTTCTGGCGTAGCTTGTTTTCTAATCTCTTTAGGAAGACCAGTAATAAAGTTTCTGGATATCTGACCATTTGCATACTGTAGCTTTGCGGCTTCTTTATAAAGCCTAGGGTCGGTAATGCCTGCGATAGCATTATTAAAATTATTTGACCACATATTCCGCATATGGTAGCCGACGCTAAACAATGCACCGCCCTTCCACATCCCCTGCCACCGCTGAAAGCCTTCTACCAGAGTATTAAACTCTTCATTATTTGAGAAGAATTTCTGGGCAGAACCAAGATCGTCAACGATTGCCTTGGGCAGGGTATACCAGGTGCCATCACCCTTGACTACTTCGGCAAAGTCATAGCCTATATCCAGAGCCTGCCTAACAGTGTCATCTGCAATACCTGTCTGCTTATATCTCTTGATCGACTTCAATAACTCGTCAGATTCAACACCAACCTCCATACCAATCTTATGTAAGGGAATGGCAATATCTGACTCGAAGATACTTTTTCTCAGGTTGCGAGTAGTCCTTGCTTTTATTGACTCATACGTTCTTGTCGCTACCAGCTTTCGGATATCGAGTTCCAGGTTTGGAATACCAGCATCAATGGCATTCTCTACTGTATTATACTTTCTCTCCATCTGGAATGGCTGCACCCTCTTCCTCGTCTTGGTAGCTACTGTTGCTTCCCTCCAAGCCCCCGTAGATACTTGCTTGCCCTGCAGTGTACGAATTGGTACATAAATTTTCCGAAGATGCTTCTTATCTAAAAGACCTAACCTTACCTCTTCTTCGCCAAGGGTCTTACGTAGATAACCAAGAACGTCCTTGGCCTTGCCGACAACGAGCTTGCGGCGCTCTGGATCAGAAATGCCTGGAAGGTCCAACTTCTTATACCCCTCTTTAAGAAGCTCATCCAGAGTCTTAGTGGCATTTTCTGCGTGTATCGTAATAAGCTTGGACTCTGATTCTGTCAGCCCATCTATGGCGTGGGCCATCTTTTCTCTTAAATCTGCCTCCAGCTTCGCTCTTAGTGTTTGGTCAGCCATCTGCATTCCCGCATAGCTGTCAAGCATACTATCATCAATAACCTTGCTGCCAATAAAGTTGATTTGCGCTCCCTCTCCGCTTCGGAGGGCGCTGAGATTTCTAAACTTCATCTTGGAGATATCTTCAAGTTCTGGACGATGCGCCTGCTGCCTGAGTTTATAACCAGGAGAAAACATGCTGCCGCCGACATCTTTTGCCTTGATGCCGCTTCTCGCCAGCGCACCGAGGGTACCAGGCTTTATTGCAGCCCTTGCTATTGCGGGAGCCGCGATCCTTTCTATCCCACCGAGTGCCTTTCCTCCCCATCCAACAATAGGGATATGGCTTATCGGGTCCATAGCAATATCAAGGACAAAGCCAGCTATAGCCTCACCCCACGTTGCCTCGTCCCCAAGCCTGTCTGTCAGAAGCTGGCTGCCGCTCCTCAGCTTCTTATACCTACGGTCCTCACTCTGGATAAACTGACGCGACGCCTCAGACAAAGCCTCGTTGATGTCGCCAGACCCCTTAGTCAGCTCATATATTCCACCCAGGACGGCCCGATGTGGGCGCCCCAGATAATCGAACGCCGTAGTTAAGAGGCCCCCCTCCGGCTCTAGCTCCTCATCCATAAGACCTTCGCGGCCTACGGCACCCAGGTATTCCCTAGTCCTCCGGGCTTCTGTCCGTGCCGCCTTCATGCTTCTATACTGGGCGTCACTAAGGTTCTCGATTCGAGGCAAGTCTCCTAGCCTACCAGATGTTTGAAGTGGTTTATACCCACCAGCAAAACCACTTCCGAAACCATTAGCCATTACTGAGTATTAGCTCCCAAGCTGCTTTCAACAGGGTCAGGGTTATTTTTCTTTCTCGCCAGCAACTTTTTAATATCTGGAGGTGCCGGACCAAGATTAATACGAATATCTCTTGACGTATTTAAAGCACCACTCCAGGGATATGGCCCCTTTTTATCAAAAAGACTATGCACTTTTGAATACATGGGGGATCTTACATCCCTACCATACTCTTTCTTGCCTGCTAGAATCCCTTCTAGCCAGCCAAATCGTTTTTTGTCTTTTGGTTTCCAGCCAAACCCTTCATACCCCCCACTTCCAAAATCAAACTTGTCTTTTAAAATCAGATTTCCTTCTGGATCAATTTCAAAAGTGTCTGTTCTTCCAGTAATATATCCCGCTCGTTTTTTAGGTTCAACTGCTGCGCTAACAAACCCTTCAGGAGAACCAAAAATATCTGAAGGACTATCAATAGTATAGTCCTTATAGTCAGAACGCTTCCCGCCAGTTCTTCTTAGACCTGCCCAGGCACTCTCTTTCATTGCCTCAAATGTAGAAGTAGTAAGATCCCCTTCTGTTATTGGGCCAGTGTCAATGCCTGTTGTAGCTTGAATTCCCTGCTTCACAAATTCCTGTGCATGGTCTGGAAGTAGGTCGTACGCAGCAGATGCCGTTGGCGATATAGCTCTACCAGCGTATTCGGTGACATCAGCAACGCTTGGAAGATATTGCGTAAGACTTCCAAACGAATCTAAAAAGGACTTAGAGTCTTCTGGTGGAGGCGGCTCCCGCCTGGACTTTTCCCGAGATGGTGGCGCAGGCTTAGGTATAACGGCAGATGGTATCTCAGGCTTTTCCTGCTTAGGTGTAACAACAGGCTTAGGTATAACGGCAGGCTCTTCCTCAGGCTTTTCCTGAGAAGTATAATACAGCTTTAATAGGTCAGCAGCTGAAGTTCGTTCCTTGCGTTTATCTTTTGCCATTTCAGCCTACCTTCTAAGCCTTTCAACAAGATCCCTAAATCTTTTTTCTTCCTCTTCTGTCAATTCCACAGGTTCCTCTTCAAGTTTTGATACTATATCATCTAACTGTGCCTGTGCCTCTTCTTCGCTTAACTGAGAAACCGGAACACCTCTGCCCTCAAACAGTCCGATAATATCGTCATCTGTAGGGCCAGGATCGGGACGCCCACCGAGACTGCGGGCTGAAGCATCCAAAATATCTTCTTGAATAGGAGATTGGGCATCTTCTGGTCGATCCTCTTCTACTTCAGGCATTGGAAGTGTAGGTCTGGGCATACCAGGAGGTGGCGGTGCCTGTGGAGAAGGGATATCTCGAGGGATAGGCTCTGGTTGTGCGCCGGGAGAGGGCTGTGCCTGTGGAGACATAGGCGTCATTCTCTGCTGTAAAAATGCCTGCCCTTCAGGAGTGTCTATGAAAGCAACGCCCTCTGGTTCTTGGTACAGGGGAGGGGCACCCTCTATTTGACCTTGAGCACCACCAAAGGCTTTTCCTCGTTCCCTTAGAAAGGCGGCTGATACCGCATCCTTAGAGGGATCGTCTTGGAATCTGTCTGGCATCCCCTCGCCATTAAACAGCCTCTCGATGTCCTGGTCTGTTGGCGTCATATCAGGGGCTTCAGGCTGCTCCCCGCCGGGAACTTCTGTTATTGGAAGGACAGGACGTTCTAACCCGCGCCGGGGAGGGTATGGGGGATCGTCTCGCCACGTCCCGCCTGGCCCCTGTCGCCCTCGACGATTTCCAGGATGTCCACCTCTTGGTCTGCGGCTGGGTGTCTCAGGAGCTTCTGTGTCTTCTTCAGGGTCTTCCGTAGGAGCTGGAATGATCTGGAATCCAGGGCCTGGCGGTTCTGGAGTCTCTGGAGTCTCTGGAGTATTTGGAGTATCGTCTTCTGGCGGTTCTTCTCCAAAAGTCTCTTGGTATGTGTCATATAAATAAGGAGCTGCAAAAGCCAAGAGGCCCGCAAGCAGTCCTTTAAACCCGCGACGTTTAGACAGTCCCGGTAATAGTTTTTTAGCCATTCCTGGCAAGGCTTTCTGTGCTTTAGCAGCTTGACCCACTGGTATGGGTGGTCTCCCAGTAGGTCTACCAGGTACCCCACGCCCTTTTGGTGTCCCCATAACCGGACCAGTTAATGGTGGTTCTTGACCTGGCGGCAATGCTTTTTGGCCTGGCGGCAATGCTTTTTGACCTCCCATATACTTTCTAATTGGTGCCACCAGTGATGTTAGCCCAAGCGCGGCAAATGCTGGTCCCATATACTCTTCCATACTTGAAAGAGTAGAGCCAAGAATTTCCCTTTCTTCTTCTGGGATAGAAGGGTCTTGTATGGCTTCTGATATTTCTTTTGTTTGTCTTCTTACTTCTTCCTTGCCCGTATCTGAAGACATGAAGCGATCAATCACTTCTGAAACCCCATACCAAGCAGCCGTTGATCCAATAAGTTTTGCTGCACCTATAGCAAGTGGAAGTGCCATACAATTACCTCTCTATTTTATCTGCCAAGACCTTGTCCACGAAATCCCTTAGAAATATTTCCCAGGTTACTCCAATCAAAATCAGGAAGAAGCTGACTTCCCAAATATCCGGCTCCTCCTACTATTCCACCAACAATGGGCCTGCCCCTTAGTGCTCCGGCACCAGCACCAGCAGCGACTGCACCTCCAAATTCTGTAGCGGCTCTACCAAACTTACCAAATTGAAGCATTGGTTCTGCTGCATTCTCTATACGTGATATAGCAGAATCGTACTGGGATCTTGTCATTTGGCCTTTTTGATACGCATCTTTAACGCGCTTTATAGCTTCTCTACCCCGTTCTATTTTTTCTTCTTTATCTTCTATTCCCTCTATATTTGTCACCATTGCCGAAATCGCATCGGTGCCCCTAATCCTATCACCACCAGCCGCTGGTGGACCGCCAGGCTCTTCACCGCTAACAACCCTACGGGCACGACTCCTTGCCTCTTTTATCTTTTCATCTGGAGTCATAAAACCATATTGTTTATCATCGCCCTTTATCTTTTCAAGCTCGCGTTCCTCTATCTCATATATCTTTTGTCTTTTTGTATACTCTTCTTCTCTCTTAAGTAGTAGTCCCCTAGAAACCGTTTCACCAGCAGCATTTATAAGTTTTGGCTGGGCATTATTAAAAAGGCCCTGCTGAAGTCCTTCTGACAACCTACTGTAGTCTCCCGAAACAGCAGCATGGAGCATGACTTTGGATAGCTCACGATCTGCATCTCCCTGACGCTTCTGGGCATGTTGTTCTACACCTCTGGAAGCAACTCTACCCAGGTTGCCTAGTGTTGAGAGACTAAGTCCGAAAGGCATATTATCCCCACTTCTTATCATTTAGGTTAATCTCTGAATTACCAACACTAGAAGCTAAAGACCTGGTGATAAAGTCTTCGCGTGACAGCTCCCCATTCTGATAAGCCTCAAACCAGATCTTATCTTGTTTTTCTATATCTGCGCCCTGGTAATGTGAAGACCTGCGGAAAGCAATAGAATTCTTTCCTGTGAATGGAATCTTTAGTTGTCCGGCAATCTCATCAAGGACTGCCTTTGACACCTTGTCCCTAGGCGTAAATCCCTTCTGGAACAACACGTCCAGAATGGCTGGATGCCAAGAACTTTCAATCTGTCTATCGTTGTGTCCAGACATACCAATGCCAAGAACATTTATTACTCCTGCAATTCCGGCTCCAATAGCTGCTCCCCACGTCGTTCCTATAATCGGGACAATGCTTCCTATGGCCGCACCCTGAGAAGCACCCTTGGCGATTGCTCCCGCCACTCCAGGTAAAACCTGATCCGCCATCTCGGCTAACGCTAAAAAGCCAGCAGCCTGCTTCAGCTTTGTCCTGTCAAACCACTTGGGAGGCTTTGTCGCTGCCATCTGGTCCATAATATCAGCATTTGACATCCCGCCCGCCCTCATTTCAATCGCCTTTGAGTCGGTCATGATATCAAAGTTTTTAGGGATATTAACTGTATCACCAGCGGCATTTGTATAGGAGAACATGTCCTTAATAACTTTTCCGTCTTTATCAAAAGCGGCAGAAAGCTTGCTCGTATCAAGTCCCTCAACACCCCAAAGACCTTCTGGAATATTAATACCACCAAAATCAGGACCAGTGCCGGGGCCTGCGCCACCATCATCAAAGACCCCACTGAGAAGATTCATGCCGCTTGGGCCTAACAAGTCTAGAAGACCATTGAAGAGCGCCAGCTGGTCCCTGCTCTCGATGCTGTCCTTTAGACTCTTTATGTTCTTGTCGTGCGCTGCTTTGGTAACTTCAAGGCCGGCAACATTAATCAGCTTGTCGATGTTATCCCTGATTCTCTCATCAGACCCTGCGCGTATTTCATCCTGTCGAGCAAGTATCGCACCCTTAAACTCACCAATCGCCGCCTGTGCATCTCCTGTCTCCATACCAGCAAGGCCCAGGCGGTTAAGGTCTTCCATGAGCTGCTCTTGGGCTTTTTCCGCACTGCGGCTGAGTTTATTCAGGTCTCTGGCGGCGATATTGTCGATGCCGTCTTCTGTTTGAGACGCGTCTCTGAGGTAGGTGAGGATGTCCTGTATTGTATCGTCAGTATCAGGAATACCGGGACGGTCTATATCCCCTTCAACTCGCGGCGGTTCTTCCTGCGTAAATGTTCTTGGAGTGCCATCTATGTCCAGGTCTGTGTTATCATCAAAGCCATCTCCGTCGTTGTCCACCCATCCCGCAGGATATTCAACTTCATCAGGATCGGGTTCATCAGGATCTGGTTCATCAGGATCGGGAGGAGTAGCGAAACCGAATTCATCCGTCCTACCTTCATAACGACTTCTGGCTTCCCCAATTAAAGAATCTATCTCCTTAGGGCCAAATCCCTCAGCTTCAAGCATACTTCTGGCAGCTTCCTCATCAAACTCTCCAGCTTCCATCTGCCCATAAAGATTCTTAACGAAAGAGTCAGCATCTCCAGCTATTCCCTGGGACTCCTTAAGAATCTGTTCTATCTGGTCAGGGCTAAAGCCTTGCTCTGCTAGTTCACCGCGTATGACTTCTATGTCCCATGTTCCCGACCGAAAACCGACGCGCCTCATCATCGTTGCGGCCCCGTCAACAGCCTTTCTAATATCTTCATCGGTCTTGGCACCCGGAGGTAGGGTGACATCACCCTCGTAGTCGACTTCTTGATCCGGATCAAAATCAGAAACATCTCTCCCAGGATCGCCAAGGGCTGGCCTCGTGCGTGGCCCCTCCTGGGCAGCAGTTACAGCTCTATAGATATGTTGTTTGTATTTAGAGGAAAGAAGGGCTTCGGGAATTGACTCCAGATGGTTCCGGCTAAGGATGCCCTCGCCAGAAACAATAGCTTGGACAACGGCATCTACATTTTCGGGGGTCCATTCCCCGCGCATTATAGCTTCCAGTTCAGGGGTAGCCGCGAGCTGGCTTATTACATAATTCTTGTATTCAACATGCGGCGCTGCAAAAGCTTTGTCTCTCTGGCTTTTAGAAGCACCTTCCAGGTGTGTTTTATATCCGTCTATAAATTGAGAGTAAAATCTTGGAAGCGGTCCGTCCGGATCTGGGGCCGTCAGGATTTGGTCGATGTTGCTTTGAGTCTTGGCTGTCCAGTTTTGTTGGTCAATCTGCTCTGGGGTCAGATCCTCGCTGGGTCGGTATGCCCGAATGCCCTGATCCATTCTTTCGGGAGTCGATCGTCTTCCATATTCCTGAAGATCAGAGACGTTAATAATTTTGTCTCTGTTATAGTCGAACCTAGCGTCATACCCTGGCTGACCAAAGGCTGTATTAAAAGCAGCTGTAAAATCTGGGTTAATACGGGGGTCTGCGGTGACACCAGGAGGTACTCCAGTATCACCGGGAGGCGGTGGTTGTGTACCGTCACCGCCGGGAGGTGGAGGCTGTGTTCCAGTGCCGCCGGGGGGTGGAGGCTGTGTTCCAATGCCGCTGGGAGGTGGGGGCTGTGTTCCAATGCCGCCGGGTGGAGGAGGCTGGGTGCCGGTGCCGCCGGGAGGTAACGGAGTGGGTGGCCCTTGAGAGGGTGGTGCAGGCACTCCGCTGGCAGCGGATGGTCCTAGCTGTGGCGACAGTCCCTCTGGCGATGTTATATATTCAGTTACATCTTCTATGCCATTGCCAAAATTAGCACCATTTTCTCCTTGTTCAAACGTAATAGCACCGTTCCTTCTTCGGAAGACTCCCCTTTGACGGTGGAATGTTACCGCCTGGTCGATGTAGGGACTTACGGCATCTCGATCAAACTGTGTAAAGTCAGGTGCGCCGTTCATGATGTGCCTTTTAGGTGACCCCGGCCTGCGGTTTTCTCATTATGCCTATAGGTTTATATATTGCCGTAGCACGACGTATGCTCATTTCTTCGCTGACATTTGCATTCTGATATTGCAGCTGAACGACAGGGTCATACCCTGTAAGGTCGGTGTCCTCGAGAGCAACAAGATCATCAGGAGCTATAGATGACTCACCGATAACGAAGGCACCGATAGCATCAAACCCACCACCCTGGTTGAAGGTCGTCGTCTGCCCTACTATCCCCGGAGAGGAGTAGGTGATGCTCACCTCATAGTTTCCGAGAATGTCAAAGTTATTTCTTACAAAAAGCCACCGCAGCATCGTGGCTGTCCCCATCGCCGGCGAAGCCGCAGTCTTGAACCAGGAGTCTATGGCGGTTGTAGTGCTTCCGTCTGTATCGTTAAGCCCCTCTTCGTGCTTATAGAGAAACCCGTCAGACTCATCTCCAGACACGGGGACATTGTCAACGATGCCAGAAGCAGTAAGCGAACTGTTTAGCCCCCCCGTCCACGGCGGGTAAAAGATGCTGCGCAGGTAGTCATAGACGAGAATATGATTCATCGTCGTCTGGGTGGTGCCATAGGGAATATAAAACCACACTTCGTTCTTCTGTTCGTATACGACGGCAAAGCTTTTGTGCAGGCGTGAGGCGTTTATGCTGTCCCAGTAGCGTTCGCCATCCAGCCGCGCTGACATCTTGATGCTGTCTACGCCATTGAAGGCGTAGATACCATCTTTTCTGATGTACAGCTGTATCTCGCCACTCCCTGGAACTTGAATCGTTACCAGTGACCTGTTGGATACGGTGCCTGCGTTGGTAAGTGGGTTGCGAGAAAACGGCAGCACCGCATTTCCTGTGGGCTTCATGCCAAAAATGGTGTCTTTGGTGTGGACGGCCAGCATCGTACCTATTTTCTTCAGCCCCGTTATTTCGGAGCCGAAATCATAGTATCCGTCAGCATCCCACGTTGTAATATCCGCAACGTCACTACGCCATAGTTTGTCTGTGCCCGAGGAGAGGTTTCCGGCCCACGCCCTGTTATCAAAAAACTCTATTGACTTGGCCCACGTAAAGCGGGAGTCAACATCCCAGGCGGCTATATTCCCCCCTGCCGCCGTCCACTTAAAAAGAACATCTCCACTTACTCCGTTGTGACCAAACAGTGTGCCGTTAGCATCTGCCAGGGACCACGTATTATCGTCGCCGGCAGTAATCGTAGCGCTTCCGGTCCTGTCTGTCCACGTCCCCGACGCCCCCTCGTAGAACTTGGTGCCTACAATAGCGAACTCACGGCTGCTGGTCGCGCTGAATTCGTGCTGGCCGCAGGCCGTATATGCGTGTCCTCCTGATACCGTCGTGCCATTATATGGTGTCGTCCCTTTTCTGCTCTTCGCCTCCCCGCCGATGCCAATGCGTACATTTCTGCCATCGGCCATCTCGTTCTGCGTCAGCTCTTCAGCTGGCTTGCTGAAGTTTATGCCGCCAGACCACGGACCATAGGGGTGCGGGTTTCCAGGAATCGGCATTAGCCGAGCGTCCCTGTCTGAACAACAAAGTTAACCATGGGATAGGTGCTTCCACGGCGCGGAAAGCGATAATGCTCGTTTCCGTCCTGGGATTCGTCCGTCTTGATGTTAGACTCTACCGCAAAGAGATAGCTGTTAAAGTCGTTTGTCTCCCCCACCTCGTCACCTTTTTCGCCCTTATATCTTGCGGCGATAAAGTGAACCATAGCCCACTGTGACCAAAGAGGCATCGTTGTCGCCAGGTCTGTGCTGTCGTTGCTGCTTGTTTTGTCTGGCACAAAGGCGAAGTAGTGATATGTAATCGTCTCACTGCTGGTATCAGGTATGGGATGGAGGTCTACTTCCCAGTATCCTGTTGAGGCGTTGATGCCGTTTACAACCACAAAACGGCTGGCCCCCTCTTCGTCGTTGTCAGGGTCGGCCTGTATCATTTCCTGGATGTCTATCATAGACATCGTCACATCATCGGTTGTATGCACAAACATAAGAGGCTTCAAAACATCTGAAGCCAGAGAATATGCTTTTGTGCCATCTGCCGTTGTTATTGTAGATGACTTTATCAGCCACCTCCAGTCGTGACGTTGTGCCAGGTCTTTGGTGCCCTCATTGAAATAGTCTCTGGCACGATCCAGGAATACGCTGTTTGAGGTGTTCAGCCCCGCTCTTGCGAGGCCCAGCTGCATAACTTTTGTCAGGGTCATAGCGCTGAATAATCCAATATCGTCCCGGTTTTTGTGGAGCCGCTGGCATTGGTGATCTTGGCTTTTACATCTCCGGTTGAGGAGTCCATCCAGAAAAGTGTGATATTTGACGGCGGGTCAGCAGGGGTATCCGCCCGCGCCGTCAAGGTAATCTCGGTAAAAGTCAGAAGGCTTCCGTCGCCACTATATCCTACAGCGTCAACGTGTCCCGAAAAGGATTTGTCTCCCCCCCTTGTTCGATAGAGATAGTCCTTTTGGTGGATGCTTTCTTCCACTATACCCCTACTATTGCTTCCGCATGTTCCTCTGCATTATTCTCAGGATGCTCTATCTCCTGGTTTTCCCGGAAGGCATATATGATTTCCTGAAGCTGGTCCAGGTTCTGAACCGGATGCCCATCGAGCCATGACTGCTTGTAGAGCGTCAGGATGACATCGTGCTCTTCTTCAGGATAGGACTCCAGCACCCAGTCGGGATGTGTGGGTGTCCACGGCGTTCCATCTTCAAGGTCTTCGTGTGATGCTCCCCCCGTCGCCCTGGCTATCCCACGCACTTCTTCATTTGTCGCCCTGGAGCGTTTGCGCCGAAGCTCGGGCGTTTTTATGCGTGTGCTTCTCTCTGAAACCTGCTGGTTGAGAACGGCCAGCTGTGCATCTTTGGTTTCACTAGCCTTTTCAAGTGCAGTCAGGCGGTCTATAAGACCCAGCCAGGCAGCTTCTGAAAGATCCTGATTAATTATTTTCTCCATTGTCCTCTCCATCCTCCCTTTAAGTAGTGGGGGTGAGGCGGGAGGGACAAGGTACCCCACCCCCACTAATCCCTTGGCACGAAGCGGTAAGGGATTTATTCAGTCTGTTAAGGCGTCAGTCCTTGCAGCAAAACGCCTACATGACCGTTATCATCCGATGCGTACAGTGAATACCCAACAAGCGGCTCTGTTTCCGCATCTTTTAACTGCACATGGCCAGTATCACTATCGGACAGCGTAAGGTTGACACCAATAGCAATTGCGCCATCAGACGAAATCAAAGCGACTCCAGCCGTCTGAAACCATCCGTAATAATTTGCGGTGAACGCAATAGTAGAGACACCAGAAATGACATAATCGGTGGCAGAAGTAGCACCGATAAGATTATACCAGAGCGATCCTACTATTGCGATATCAGAAGCGGTCGTAAGAGTGACCTTAATAGGATCGAACAGTTCGATATCTACCTTGCCACTGGTCGTAGCGCCTGTCGCACTGCTGCTCTTAATGCGATACTGGATACCTTCTCCAATACCGTCACCGCCATCATTAGCAATCTGTAGATAACTGCCCTGAAAATCATTCTTGGACTTACTTGCCAGTGTTATCTGCAATTTCAATGATCCCGCCGCAGGACTGTAATCACCAGAAGCAGCGATTACAATATTATCTGTTTCAACGAGAGCATTACCGGCAGATACGTCATTCGATACCAGTTCTGCCGCATTAATTGCAGCGGCGGTGTAGCCGTATCGGAAGCAGCGGCCATCCTGAAGTTCCAGCTTCTCACCAATAGAGTGCTTTGGTGTCGAACTCTCTTCATAAATTCCCTGGTTGGCATCACCGCCAATACGATTAACGGTATGTTTATCATCGAGATACTGAGGCATCTAACTATCCTTTCCCCTATGGGCAGGGTAGAACTTCCATTGGCTTGGAAGCAAGGGTTATGAGATATTGCTCAGGACGCCGAGACGACGCGGGTTGTTAGTGGTAAGCTGCCCACCAAACACCACATGTGCGACCTTGGCATGCTGATCGGTATTCTCCTTGAAGGGTGTCTTCGCGAAGTTGAGGGAAGACATAATCTTCAATTTCAGATACTTCGTGTTGATCAGGTAGAAATGGCTGGCGGCACAGTCACGGTCAGAGACAACAATAGCCTTCTTGAACTTGATGTCTCCAACTTCACCGAGCTGGTTGCGTGTGCCTGAGCCATCGACCAGCGTCGTATACCCCTGGCCTGCGCGGGACGCTTCCACGTCCGACATAATGGCAAGGGTTGTTACGATGAGGTCTGGCTGATCGTTGCCGGAGGAGCAGTCGTTGTATTTTGCGCCCAGAGCTTCCCACCCGTCGAAGACGTTTGTCTTCGTCTGTGACAGGAAAGTCGTTGCTGTCGCAGAATACTGATTTCTCCACCAGGATTCATTGGCGCGGTTGATGCCGCCGACCGTTCCCGTAGTCGGGGTGTCGGCTATAATATCCTGAAGACCAAGCATGATCTTGCCGGACGTAGCGCCAAACATTGCTGAGGAGACGGAGTCGCGGGCCGTGAGCATAGTCTGGTCCTGTTTGGCTTCCATAAGTTTCTTGGAGCCAACGGCGTTGCTCTCGACCTCTTCCGTCATAGAGATTGTTACAGGAACACTGATATAGCGAGGCACATAGAATGCTGCCGTGATACCGTCAACGGCGGCGGTGCCTACGGTATCATATCCACTGAACCATGTGCCCGTGTTCTTGGCATACATCACATCTTCCTGGAATTCCTTGCCGCCGTCCTCGATCTCGACCTTGCCGCTCTTACGCAGGGCCGCGAGAACTGGATATTCGTCGAAGATGTTATCGGTCAGGCGCTTGCGGTTCTTACGAAGCGTAAGCGTCCAGGCCGCATCCCATGTTTCTGACGCTGTAACTGCTGCCACGGACTTACTCCTTAGTTATTGAGCAAGCCCCGTCCCCTTAGACCTTCTTGCTATCCGAAGTTTTTATTGAAAAAGGCGTTGTAATCCGCATCGGAGATGTCACCGTCGGAGAGTCCCAGGTCTGTTGTTGTGGGAATACCCGAAGCCGCAGACCGGGCCGAGCGCCGTGCTTCTTGCGCTTGCTGGTTTAATTGTGCCGACTCCTGTCCCGCCTGTGAGCTTATCACACGATCCAAAGCATCGCCAAGGTTGAAGGTGCCGCCATCCGGCGACGGCCTTCCTCTTAGCAGGGCCGCGGTGTTAAGCCACGTATTTACTGCCTGCTCTCCGTGTTTTTCTACAGCCTCGAGATACTCGCCTTCATATGCCTGGTCCTGTTGCCCCTGGACATACTGCGACGCCATCCCGGCATTTTGCTCTATGTTGTCCAGCCGCTCTTGCATCTGCGTAAGCTGCTGGACGGCGGGGTGGTTCTCTATCATATGACTGACGACCCCGAATGAGCTGCGCTGCTGTTCTGTGGCTGTAGCCAGGTTGAAGCCCATGTTCTGTGCTACCTGGTCCAGTTCCTGACCGGGAAGCGTAGGAACCTGCGGCTCTTCCTGTTGGCTGCCGTTCTCCCATGCGTCGAAGCGTTCCTTTTGCGCCTCGAGTTGTGAGGCCAGCTCCCGATATTCGGAACTCGCCTGCGTGGACTTGGCTTCCGCATTCTTTACCGCTGTCTGGGCATGGGAAAATGCGTCACGTGCTGATATTTTCGCATCTTCCGGGATGTCTTCCAGCGACTGTCTGCGATAGTCAACTCCGTCCATGGAAAAGCTGGAGGTACTGGTATGGTCACGGGAAGGGCTTGCCTTCGGTGCTAACGTGTTCTGGTCGAGGTTCTCGCCAAAAGAGTCGCCAAAGGTGTCAGGTTCAGGTGCAGGCCCTGCGTCAACCGGTGCAGTGTCCATCTCTTCTGCCATCTTCTTTCTCCTATAATAGTCCTTCGTCCCCTGCCCGTTGTGCTTCTACGATCTGCTCTTGTGTCGCTATCTGTGCTTCAGGCCCTCGGTGTTTATACCTCTCTTCTTTATTCTCAATCTCTTCTCTGTGCCACTCCCGTACTCCCTTTACCGGGTCGCCGGCTTCTTCCATCTCATTTTCTTTCAGAAGCTGCTTGTAATGGTCCGGTGACTCGATTTCTACGTCATACCCTATCTGTGGGTGGTGGCTGGCATTGCTGCCCAGTATGGATGTCAGCGACCTCTTCCTGTTAAATCCCTTGCCCCACTGCTGGTACATCCTCTTCCCACAGTCGCATTTCAGGGAGCGCGGTAAAGACTTCATAGAAAAATAGAGGTCTTTCTTTTCTTCTCCGCACTCACACCTGAAGTCGTATACAGGCACTAGATATCTCCCAGCACCTTCTCAAGAACTGCTCTCACTGCCTGCTGGTCTTTCTCGCTGAGGTCGGATAAATCTACTTCGATATTCCCGGCAGGCTTCTTTTCCCAGTGCCGTCCTCCTTCTGTTCGTACCCTGACGACGTTATAGACGCCAAAGGTTTCCGTGGTCTTGGCTGGTTCCTTTACTGCGGCTTTCTTGGCTTTCTTAGCTTTCTGCATTATATCACTCCCGCGTCTTTCTGCTGTGTCTGGATGAGGTTTGCTGTCTCCTGGGCATTAGAGCGCACCTTCCCAATAATTCCCATGGAGCCTTCTACCTTGTCGGGCTTGCCTACGGCCCGTGGCCCTCCTGTTCCTGACGCTTCCTGGCTTATCATCTCCTGGTGCATCTGTATGTGCTGCTCACAGAGGGTGAGTATCTGCTGCTGCTGTGCCGGGAGGAGGTTCAGGAACTGCGGCATCTGCGAGACGGCCTGGGGGTGCTGTATCTCCATGTGGGTGTTATGGTCTTCGCCGGGTATAGGATTTATCTGCGCTCCCATCAGGATGTGCTGTATCAGCTCAAACTGCGCGGCCCTGATGGCGTCTATGTTCTGCTCTTTCTTGAAGAGTCCTTCGGGGTCGGGGAAGCCAAAGGACTTCGCTGCCGTCATCCGCAGCTTCTTCGCATCGAATAGGGGGTCATTGGAAAACCTGTCTACGAAAGCCATAACGCTGTCTCTCTGCATCTGCTCTGCAAAGGGAGACATAGAGTGTGCGGCTATGGTGACGCGGCGCTTTACGCGCAGCCAGTGTGCCTGTATTGCCACCTGTGCGTCTACGGAGCCGCGCTGCCTCTGGCTTACATACCACTCTTCGGGGATATATCTCTCGTCCGCCATAATATCAAAGGCTGAGGATACTATCCACTCATAGGTATTTACCGGCAGCGACTGCATCCACTCCCTGTTCAGCTCTGCCGTCGTGGCGTTTATGGCTGACTCTGTCGCCGTCCTCCCCCCTCGGGCCTCGACTTCTATGAGTTGGCTCTCATAGAACATAACATCCCGCTCGAGCTGTATCTGGTCTGGCTGCGGCGCTCCCCAGTCTACGGGGGCGAGGATATCACGAACGCTTCCTCCCGGCGGCGGCTGTGTCCAGACGATGCTGCTGTCCTGGGCGTTCTTCAGGCTTGTCGGCAGCTTGCTGTCTCTCTCCTTGGATCTCTCGTCTCCTACGATGACGCGCTTCAGCCGTGCCAGGTTATCGGCGCGGTGGGAGACGGAGTCCATGATGACAGACTCTATCTGCTCCTCATAGGAGGCTATGGCCCTGCCATAGAAGCTGTCTCCCAGGTCCAGCGACTGCGTGAAGTAGGGGAAGCCCCCCCTGACAAGGAACTTTTCGGGTACCTCCCCATTTTCGTCGCTGGGCCGGGTATAGTCTACAGACAGCTCCTCTCCTGTTGCGGGGTCGGTGCGGCGCACGGCCTCACGCAACAGGAAGGGGTGGCTGATATTTTCAATGGGGTCTTTGATTCCCTTGACGAAGAACTTGCGCTGCCCCCGTATGCGGTCATGCACCTCGTAGCACCTGACGATGCCGGCCAGCCTCTGTGCTTCCTCTCGCGCCTCCTGGTCTTCGGTGCGCGGCTCCGGCTCCATGTCCTGTCCGAAGGTCTTCTCGAAGTCGTCGCTGCCGCCTTCGCTTATGAGGCTCTTCAGCTCTGTTCGTGTGTGGCGGAAGCGGCTGTCCTTCATCAGCCTCTTTATGGGTATGTCCATCTCCTCGATGATGTCTGAGGCTGTGGTATAGTCGTGGGGTTTTACGTTGGGGTCTATGAGGATCTTGAAGGGGTCTACGCGGAAGACGCAGGGGAAGTCTTCCTTCTCGCTGGCGCTGGTGACGCCGAAGGTGTCATATCCCGGCTTGTTATATTCGATCTTGAACCAGGGGCGGTAGCAGAAGATAGTGTCGAAGAGGCCCTGGTGGACTTCTATGCGGGCGTTCATAACCTTCAGGATGTCGTTGGCGGCGACATTGAGGATGTCTTCCAGTCCCTCTGATCCGATGTCTTCAGAGTCTTCTATCCGCACAAATACTTCGGGGTAGTTAAAGGCTATGGAGGCGATAATCTTACGCACCATAGGGTATATGCGTGATATCAGGACGGTCTCATCCTCCGCAAGGCCGGGGATATCGATGTTCTTGAGCTGATATCTGTCGAGGTTGCTGCGCCACTCACGGTGGTGTGATTCCATAAACTTCTTGCGGTTGCTTATGGACTTCCACCAGTGGTCTACCTCTGTGTCCGACATTTTAATCTGTTCAGCCATATCTGCTCATGGGTTTAGATGCGGCGTCGAGGATACTGTCAATGACGGCCTGTCCGCTGTTGCTGTGTATGCGCTGTGACGGCTGTATGAACTTCGGTGTGCTGATATTATCCAGGTGACGGCCCAGGACGGAGCCGTTGTCTACGATGTCG